CGCCATCCTAAGTGGGTGCTTCTTGCCCCCGGTAATGATGTCAATCTGATTGTCCTTGAGCGACGAGGTGAAGACCCTTACTCGTACAGACTTGGGACTGGTCCAATTACACAGGACGAGAAGATGGGCGAGCGTGGCGTCGAATTAGACGGCGAGACCTACATGGATGTGGGCACTGTGTTCAGTAGTCCAAAGAAGTATGAAGTTGGTGACCACGTTGAGGTCAATGTCGATAGTGTTACTTCGCACCAGTCGGATGATGAAACCATCTACACGATTCATGCAGGTTCGATTGAGGATGAGGCTGAAGGTGAAGCATTGGTTAGTCGTGACACCTTAGAGGTAATGACCAAGTCCGAGCCAACCAACTGGCCGCACGAAGTCCGACGCACTGACCGACACGTAACGATTCGATTCCCATTAGGTCGCATCATCTACAAGGCTACTTCACGTGGAGAGCAGTGGATGGTGCATTCTCCAGAAGCAGAGAACTCCCTTCTTATTCGTATGGCTGAGAGTCAACGACCATTCTGGGCACCCGTAGCGGGCATGATGCTCAAAGGCAACTTGGATATGGTCGAGGAAGAGCGTAAGGAAGAAGTGCATGAATCCAAAGGTGATGGGAAGCCCTTGATTCCTCCAAAGAAGGTTAAGGATTCAGATTGGTTTGACAGTAGGTGGAAAGATTGGAAGAAAGTTACTGAGGGTCTTCAGGCCATAGAGAAAACAATTGGCAGTGTAGGACAGGCATTTTCAGGCACTCGCGGCTTAGGCATTGACTATGCTACTCCCATTCAATCCCCCACAGGGCCAACGGAAAACAAAGACCAAAGCGCGTTGCCTGACTATGATGCACGAAAACTTCCAGAAGAAGACCCTGAAGAGCCTTACCCAAAGCGCAAAGATAAGCCGCAGTCGATTGATTTGCCGGTAGAATCAGAGGGAGAACAAGGCCTTCTGCACGTGGATGATGATACCGCTACCCTTCATATAGTATGACGCGATGTGGAACCAGTTATGATTTCCGCGCCGTTGCGAACATCTCCAGTACAGGAGAGTGGTTCGATTCAACTGCTAAAGGCCGGAAATGACCTTGTTGTAGCGGGTTACGCCAGCGTCGAATTGGTAGACAAGCAGGGCGACCTTATTACACGCGGGGCACTAAAGGACGCCTTTGGTGACTTCATGAAGGCCGAGGCCTTCCGCAACGTGCAACTTGCACACTCTAATATTCAAGTGGGTGAAGTTATCCCACAATACACTGACTCGGAAGGCCGAGTTTGGAAATCCAACGTCGATGACGCTGGTATGTTCGTTGTCATTCGCCTACGCGATGACATCGAAAAGGCCCGTGAAGTGGCCAATGAAGTTCGCAAAGGTAACCTACGTGGGTTCAGTATTGGAGGGCAAGCGTTCAAGCGTGTTAACAAGCATGACGCTAAGCACGGTAACTACACCGAGATTTCCAAACTGGAACTACACGAAGTAACTATCTGCGAAAAGGGTATCAATCCCGAAGCAACCTTCAGAATTTTGAAGGAGGACACAGAAATGAGCGAAACAGACGCATTAGGTGAACTATCAACGGTCCTCGACCGATTGAATAAGCGATTGGATGACATGGATAAGGGCGAAATGCCCGAGGGCTTGAAAGAGCACATGGCAGACAAGAAAGATGAGAAAGGCGACGACGACGAAAAAGGCGGCGACGACGACGAAAAAGGAGATGAAGAAATGGAAGAAAAAGGAATGTACAAAGGCGACAGCGAGTACAGTGATGTCATTACCAGTGAATACCTGAACTGGATGGAAAACACACTCAAGAGTGCTGGCGTTGATACTGACAGCGCTCGCGCACACTTTGATGACATCAACAAGGCCAACCTTGGCAGCACTCCTGAATCCATTGGCGATGGCGCTGATTACTTCGGTGGTCAAGTCAAGGGTCGTGCACAAGAAGGTGGCAACCCATCAACTGGTGCAGTTGGCAAAGTCAACTCCGGCAAGGTCAGCAAGTCTGACTTCCTTGTTCCACAGGATGTCTCCGCAGCAGATGTTGAGGCAGCATACGAGGTCTACAAGGCTGCAGCCACTGAGCAGCAGTTCAAGGACAGCCTCAACAATGTCTTCGCAGACCGACTTGCCAAAGAGCAGGCAGATGCACGAGAGGCTCGCGCACACGCACAATTCGATGCACGCGGACCACTTGCTGAAATCCAGAAGGCAATTCAGGGACTTGAGAGCCGAATCGAGAATATGTCCGTTGCACCAGCAGAGGGCACTTCCTTGATGAAGTCCGACAACATGTCCACAATGGAAATTCCATCATCAGAGCAACTAGCAACAATGGATTGGGAGGATGTCCACGCCTTGGCTAACAAAGTCTGGGAGTGAGACACAGGAGATAAACACAGGAGAGTGAAATAAAATGGCACGAAATTATGTACGAACAGTTCAGGACCTAGAGCGCTACTACTATGGCGCCGGAAATGCAATGGGTTACTCCTACAGTGGTTCAGAACTACTGAAGGCTGATGCTCCTTTGCTCAGCACCACTGCTGGAACCTACCAAGCGATTTATGGTCGCAAAGTTTGGTCTCAGTTGAACCAAGAATTCAATGCTTTCAGCATTCTACCCAAGAAGCCTTGGGACCGAAGTGGATGGCGTGTTGTAACTGACAAGCCTTCGTTCACAAAAGGCGGCGGTGTTGCAGAGAACGCAACTCTACCAGACACAACCAAGCCTGTTTTCCAGCAAGTGGCTGCAAAGCCCAAGACGGTTGCCCACACCTTCGACATGAGCGAAGTGGCAATCTTCCTTGCTGACAAGGACGACGGTATGGGCGACATCCGCTCAGTCCTCAAAGAAGAGGTCGGTAAGCACCACGCAGAGCACATCAACGTAATGCTCACACAAGACGTGAGCACTGTTGCGGGTAACGACTTTGAGTCTCTTGACCGTGTTACTGCTGGTGATGCAGGTACAGCAGGTTTGACAGGTTTGAAGACTTCAAGTAGTAACCCACACGTTGACGCAGCATCAGACCTAGATATTTACAGCATTAACAGAGATTCTAACAATTGGTCAGATGCAGAAGTCGATTGCGCTGCTGATGCAGCAGCCGCTAGTCGTCGAACTCTTTCCCTTGACCACTTGGACATCATGTTCCAGAAGATTTGGGTACGTGGTGGAAACCCCAAGGTTATCCTCACTGGCTACGATACTCTAATGCGAATCCAGCAACTCTTGCAGAGTCAGCAGCGATTCATGGAAGAGAAGCGCGTTACACCAACCTACAACGGTGTGAAGGGTGTACCCGGTGTTGAGGCAGGATTCATTGTCGCAACCTACAACGGTGTGCCCATCATCCCATCCAAGGACGTTCA